TCCTCGCCGTACTCCTCGATGATCTGCTCGTAGACGCTCTTGTCCGTGTCCTCGACCGTGCGCGCGTCGATCTGCCGCGTGTTCCAGAACGCCCGCTTGGCGTTGAAGCACTCGTAGAAGTACCCTTGGTTGCGCCGTGGGTTGCTGAACACCAGCCAGAACCGATGCGGCGTGTTCTCCGTGAAGAAGCCCTGCGCCACGTCCCAGATCGTGTCCGGTATGCCGCTGGCTTCGTCAAAGATCAGCAGCACGCCGTCTGAGTTGTGCAGGCCGGCGTAGGCGTCAGGGTTCTCCTCCGACCACAGCCGCCCCTCCGCGCCCCAGTACCGCGTGCCCTTGCGCAGATCGCGTTCCACGATTTCGCTCAACCACTTGGCCGGCGTGATCCGCGTCGCGCTGATCTCCCACCAGTGGCTGTTGATCAACATCGCCAGCCATTTCGTGATCTCGGCCCATGTGATGCTGCGAAGCTGCGCCTCGCTGTTAGCCGACACGATCACGCTGGCGCCGATGCGCGTGGTCAGCATCCACACCACCAGCCAACTGACCAGCGCCGACTTGCCGATGCCGCGGCCTGACGCCGTGGCCATGCGCAGCACCTGGTAGGCGTCTATGGTCTGGTTTTTGGCGATGTGGTCGCGGATGTCGCGCAACACCTGACGCTGCCACCCCCGCGGCCCCTTGTGCTTGGCCAGCGGCGTGCCACTTTCGTGCCAGGGAAACGCAAAAAGGACGAACTTCTCAGGGTCGTTCGCTATCGCCGGACTCCAGAGCCTGGCCATCAAGCCTTGCTCTTGGTCCGCCGAAAACCGGGGCTCTTGCATCCGTCACCTCATGTACGAGTTCCAACACCCGCGACTGCGCCTGCTCAAGCGCCGCCGTGATGCTGATCTGCTGCGCCACGTCAATCTGTACCTGCTGCTTGGCCACCCAACCGTGAGCGTGCTTCAGTATCTCAAGCGCCGCCTTGGAGTCGCCGCTCAGCGCCGCGTCATGCAAGACCTTGGACATGGCGATCTCGCCATCCGCGCGGCCCTTCTGCTCGGCCAACTCCGCAATCGGGTCCAGTTCGCGCAAGCGCCGGTACTCGCTTGGCAACAACCCAGCCGCCAGCGCCAGGTTGTCGCCCTTCAACCCCAGCTTCGCCGCGTCATACACGCGGTTCAGCACGGCCTCCGTGGCCTTGACTTCGCGGATGGTCAGCGGGAGCGACTTGAACATGGCGGTTTGAGTATAGCGTAAGCCTTTTCCGTTTGTGTCTGCAAAAATAAAAATGGTTTGCGGGCCCTTCGTTTTTGATCGCTCAGGTCGCCGGCCCTCCCCTCCCCCCGTCCTGGCGCCTGGCCGCACGCCGTCTGCCGTCTGCCGTCTGCCGTCTGCCGTCTGCTAGGTCATTAGGTCACGCCTATCCGGGCCGATGCCCGGGGCAGCATGGCATCCAGACCATAGGCGACCTATGCCATGCCATGCCATGCGCCTATGTTGCCTGAGCGGTGCGCATCTGCGCGAACGTGGCCTTGAGGGTATAGGCGGTCATATGCGCTCTGGGCATAGCATATCGCAGTCGCGCCGGGAGCGTGCGCCGCCGTGATCGTCAGTATACTTATTACTTTTTACTTTTCTTGGTATGGTATAGATTTGACTACCTATAAAGCATAGCCCCCTCGGTGGAGAGGGGCGCAGATGGCGCCTAGTCGCTACCTAGTTTTGCACCTAGATTGCTGTCTAATCCCCCTGCCCCAACTTAGGTAACGGGATGTCCTGGCAATCATCATACGATTGGCAAAGCCCCTACACTTTACTCGGAGAACAACAATCTCGTACATTATGGATGTCTCAACCAACCGCATAGGTAGCCTAACATGCGTAAGCAACTTCCCTTCCACCGTCGCGTTGGTCGTTTTATTGCACGTAATCACGGCTTGCTGTTTGCCAACCTTGCCGCAGCAACAGCATGCGCGCTGGCGATCTCGGTTGTGTTCGGCCCCTATCTGTGAGGCTTGACACCATGCAAGACCTCGAAATCCGCAAGACAAACGCCAACAGCCACATGGTGTGGCAAATCATCCATGCGCCTACTGGGCGCGCCGTTAGCGGGCCGCGTGGCACCTATCCGGGACAAGGGCTGTTGTCCGGCTCTGCCACTATGGGGCAAATGGGATGGAAGACCAAAACGCAAGCCACTGCAGCATTGGCGGCTCTGCAAGCCGCTAGGGGTGCAGCATGACACCGGAAAAGCTGTTAGACCTTATGGATCGAATGATCCAAATTGACGGGGATGAGATTGTGCGACTACGGCCTTCCACCGCAAGCCCGGACGAGCTACTGGCGTTCTATTCCCGTCGATTGGCGCGCACCATGGACATGCTTTGCTTGACCATTGCATTCGTAGCTAGCCACGCAAAACACAAATAACCGGAGCCTGACACCATGCGCACTCGCCCCATTGACGTCATCTTCGCATGCGCCTTTGGCGCCGCTCTCGGGCTTTTGCTCGCTGCTTTCATCTAACGGAGTCCACCATGTCCCCCAAAGCAATCCTTCGTATGGCAAAGCCCTTCAAGGCCACCATCGGCGCTCATGTGCCCTTGATAGGCAATTCCAACGTCACGCATGACGACTACCAGCGCGCGCGCGCCGAAAGTGACGCGGCAGTCCAGCGCGCCAAGTACTTGATCCAACACCTTGCAAACCGCCACGATGCGGTTCTGTTTGCGCGCGCCGTGGGCATGCCAGGCTACATCAATATGCGTTGACCCATCCGCCTAGGCGCCCCCAGTGGGCGCCTATGGGATGCGCCAGCATCACACAGTCCAATCCAATCCACTAAGGTACACCATGAAGGCTATCTGGACAAAATACATTCCCGCCACTGACACCAAGGGCGCGCGTGTGCGCGCTGAGGCTGAGGGCGTGCGCCCGCTCACCATGTCTTACTGGTCCGACGATAACGCGCATGTCGCAGCCGCTCTCGCTCTTGCTCGCCGCGAAAGATGGAATGGCACGCTAATCGAAGGCGGCCGGCCGGATGGCAAAGGGGACGTTTTCGTTTTCTCCGATGCGCGCGCTCACGCTATCTAAGGCGCGCACCATGTCCCGCAGCAACCCCATGCATCACGGCGCGCCCCTAAGCCCGCCCCGTCCCCACCCGTGGCCCTTCCCCGTCACGCTACCGGCCCCCGGCCACGCCCCGGACCCCAAGCCCCTGCGCGCGCCAGTGCCCTATCCCGTCAACGCGCCAGCGGCGCCATTTTGAAAGGATCTGATGATGAGATGCACCTTCATCCTAAAAAATCTGACCGATGCCTTTTATGAAGGTTCTGAAAGCGGGTCAATTGTCGGCCTCATGTCTCTGTCCGACAAAGACAAATGGGACAAACTGAACCGCATGGCAAACCAACAGTTGACCACCCTCAAAATCGGATCGGGCCAGTTTCGTGATCGGGTTGACCTCAACCAGATATTGCGGGAGCCCTGCACGTTTTCCTTCAAGTTGGAACCACGCAAAGGTTACCGGCTTGCCACGTTCGATATTTCAAAGGGGTGAGCCATGCGATCGCCAAGGCCATGGAAATTTGAAGCACGCAACGGAGACGATTGCGGGATGATTGTTGGCAAAACAAGGGTTGTTTGCGATTTTGCGACCGACCCAAGGGCGTCAGATGTCCGCTTAATCGAAGCAGCGCCTGATCTTTTGGAATTTGCGCAGTGGGTTATGTCGCTGAAAACTGGCGGGATGATTGAAGCCCGCGCCCGCGCAGCTATCGCACGGGCCACCGGAAAGGACTGACCTATGCCTTACAGCTACATTTATTACTTTCGGCTTCGTAGGATACACGACAAAATTTATTCCACGCGGGCCACGCCTACATCAAAGTATGGGCGCCAGTGGATGCGTGTATTAAACGCTCTGCGCTATCAAATAGGGTACGCGCTGCCCCGCCACCACTGAGGACTGACCTATGCAACCCGTAATGATCCCTTGTCTTGACCCTGACCGGCCCCTGAACGCCGAGGAACTAGCAGACGAACGCTGGGAGCGCCGCCGTGCCCGTGTGCGGACCCGTGCTCACATTGAACGGCTCGAAACTGCCCTACGCTGGGCACTGGAGCAAATTGAGGATGACCTAGACCTAGACCACCAGGCCGCCTTGGCGGATGCTTGGTCCCTTTTGGAGGACGAATGATCTGGGCCGGCTTGGCCCTGCTACTGGCCGCTGGACTGATCATCATTCTTGATCTATAGTCGGGCCTGCCAAGTCTCCCTCTGAAGCCCCCACGGGGCCTTTAAGCCCGCCAGGCCACAAGCCCGGCGGGCTTTTCTTTTTACCCCTTCACCCGCGCGATGATGTCAGCCGCGCTGGGTTCGGGCAGATCCACCAGGCGGCGGGCCTCCGATTTGCTGCCGGTCCAATCAGGCGCGCGGAACACGTGCTTTTTCGTCGGGTGGTCCGTACTGTAAACCCGGCCCATGTCTTCCCAGCCGGCCTCACGGAAGGCGTGCAGTAGGGCAGGGACCACCAGCTTGATATGGGCCGGCGCGCGGGCCTGCAGGCCCTCCAGGAACCCCTGCCACGGGCCGCCCACCACGCCACGGGCGAACACGCCCACGCGGTGCGTCATCTGCTCGACCAACCACGCCTCAGAGCCCGAGAGCCCGGCCTGCAGCATGATCGCCTTCGCCTCGGTCATGGGCGGCGCGGCGCCAGGTTGGAACGTGCTGACATCACG